GGTGATGGCCGACAGCCGCACTTGGCCGAGCCGGCGCCCGTCTTTCATCACGTATCCGCCGACGAGGCGCATTCCGCTCTCGTGGTTTCGCTTCGTCCGCATGTCGAGCTTCGTGTAGCGGCGATCGGCGCGGAACTCGGCGAACACCCAATCGAGCGTCCCGTGAGCGGCAACGTCGACCGCAACGGCATCGCTCGCGCCACCGGTCCGCCAGGAGTCGAACGCTGGCAGAAGGACCGTCTCGGCCCGGCGGACCGCGGCCTCGTAGTCGGGGCCGAGGGATTCGTTCTTGACCGGGCAACCGGCTCGACGAGCCCAAGTCGGCACGTTGAAGAAGTGCCCCCAGCCACCGCCCCTAAGCGGCTTGCGCAAGGTGTAGCGCGGCAATGGCAGCGCTGTCCGCGGCGGTTTCAAATCAGCGCCCTGACGTTATCCGAGGTGTCGTCGGTCACGATCTCTGCCGCCGATGGCGTCTTCCCGATGTCGATTTCGATGTCTCCGCCCTTTCGGACTGTCACCCGGAAAGAGGCGACACCAGCGTCGACCGTGGCCTTGATGGCGCGGGTCAGGGCTTGCTTGGCGAAGGGGATGGGGCTGCGGGCCATCAGGCGTCTCCGCGTCGCAACGCCTTCGCGAAGCGCTGCAACAGCTCAAAATTGATCTTCATCGAACGCTCCACCAATCCCGTAAAGTCATTGTCTTGCTCGTTGAAATTCAACCAAAACGCAATCTTGGAGCCATCTTTCCTATATATCGGCGTGTATTCCCAGCTAAGCATCTGTTCATACGTGCACGCCAACAAAACGAACTCAGCGAAGTTTCGATCCGGATCGTAAGCGATAGTCGAGCATGCTACCTCACCATATACTTCCGGATATTCTGCCAGGACATCGATGACGATTTCGATTACGTCAACGAGATTAAATTCTCGCGCTTTTTTTGTATCGCGCGCAGCAATCACGATCTTGTGGAACGGAGCGCGCTTATTGATGGGGTCGAGCGGTCTATGCTTAGACCACTCGCTATCATTGAAATAGCGCGTGAAATCATCGCCGATATTTACGGGGTCATCAAAAAAGAGCTTCTGAAGAGCGTTTCCGCTGATCCGGCACCGCTCAACGCGCTTTAGCGCATCCGGCGCTGTACGGCTGGAGGCGCCTGTCATCAGGGCGGCTACGAGGTTGGCGAGGTGGCGCGCGGTCGCCTTTGGCCGATTACGGATCGACCTCGTCTGGCGCACATATTGGTCGTTCTCGCGAAGACGACGGATGACCTCCGCAGCGTGCGAATCGGGGATCCCGAACGCCTGTCCGGCGATCATGGCAACGTCAGCGGTCCTGTCCGTTTCAGAGCACATGACGCTTTATGGGCAATTGCCTGGAAATATGCAACGACTATCCGGGCAACTGCCCAACAAACTTGACGGTCGCCCGGCCGAAGCCGGGGCCTGGAATCAGTGCGGCCGGGGCCACTGGTAGGCGTAGACGCCCCGCGGCTCGGGCAGCGTGGCCCGGCCGAGCGCGAAGCCGGCCAGGACAGAGACGGCGCAGCAGAACAGCGCCACGGGCAGCAGGGGCTCAATCATGATACGCCTCCATCGACGCCCTGGAGGCGGTCCCTGACCGGCTTAAGGTCGCGAAGGACGGACTCGATGGTGGCGGCCACTGCATCCAGCGCCTCTTCGTCGAGCCAGCCGCGATTGTCCGACTGCAGCGCGAGCCAGCAGGTGCGCAGTTTGTCCAAGCCGCGATCCATGAGGTCGCCGGCAGGGATCGACTCGGCAGGCAGCGTAATGGCGTCAGGCGCTCTCATGCCCGGCCCTCCCGCTTGCGCTCCTGCAGTTCTTCGAGGAGCGCCTCGACCTCGTCGAGCTTGCCCTTGAGGGCGTTGACGCCGGCGATGATGGCGTTGCTGATGGCGGGATCGACGCCCCGCAAAGCCTCGCCGGCCAGATAGAGCAGTTCTGTGAGGTGCTGCGCCGTGTTCAGCTCGTCCATCGCGTCGATCAGCGACGCCGGCTTGGGCGCATCGGGCTCGGAATTTTGGCAAGCGGGTTCGTTCGCGCTATCAGCGCGGGCAGCCTGGGTCATAGGTCACCTCTGTGGTTCAGGTTAGGCCCGGTGCGGGAGCTTCCACCTTCCCGCCGGGCCGTTTTTGTGGTACCACAGCGATCATGAAAAAGCAAACCGTGGAACCAAAGAAGCGGCGCGGACCGCCGCCGACAGGCAAAGGCGAGTCGGTGCATCTTAGATTGCAGCCCGAGATCATGGCTGCGCTCGATGCGTGGCGTCATGGTCAGCCTGACGCGCCGACTCGCCCGGAGGCCGTCCGCAGGCTGGTCGAGCGTGAATTGACCGCGTCAGTCGGCCAAATGGCCACCGATGGCAAAAGCCATGAGACGTCGCCCGCGGCCGTCACGTTTCTTGCCGCCCTCTATGCGATCCGAAACAGCGCCCAGATAGGGGCCATCGCGGAAGCTTTGGAGCAAGGCGACGTTGAGGGCGCGATCCGCGCCGTTGGGTTCGAGCCCGCCATGTTCCGAGCCATGCAAAGTGCGGCAAAAGAAACCGCCGAAGCCCCGGATAGAGAATTGGCACTGGAAGCCGACGCCGAGCTGAAGCGGTAATCTCACAAACGCGATGACACCCAAAGCGAAAGATCGGCGAAGGGTCGGGCTAGAGGCTGAGAAAGGAAGGATGAAATGTCGGACGGCAAGATTACGGCCACCTGCACAAAGTGCAATGTCGAGTTGAGTGTCGCAAATATCGACGACGACAACTCGCTCGTCGTTTGCCCCCAGTGCGGTACCGAATTTGGCAAATGGGGTGAAGTCAAAACAAAGCTAAAGGCCATGCTGGCAGATAAGTTCAAGGATACACCTTGGATCAAGGGCCGCTAAGGCCATCGCCCGCCGCAAGGCGATCTACGAGGCGCTGCACCCGGAGACGGCGCACGGGGCGCCTACGGTAAGTCGCCAAATTGGCGAGACACGCGGGCGCTCGGAAACGCCCCGCTTCACCGCCGCCACCGCGGCGGCCACCGGCATGTCGGAGAGGTCGGCATATTCAAATGCTCATCGGTCCATTTTTGCCTGGACCTGGAAGTTTTGGGTATGGTCTCGGGATAAAAATACCGAGAATGCAATCAAGATTGCGAACGGAAATTTGAACATGACTGCGGCTTTTGAATCCGCACCCCGGATAAATCTGCTCTCCTTCGGTAAACATGCCTCTTACTGTATCAAAAGGCTCTATTTGCAGATCTTCAGCAGACTGATTATCAAGTATGCTGTGCAGATGCTTGATTACCGCACAATCAAGGAATCTTAAAATACGATCCGCATTGGGTTGTCCAGGAGCACTTTTGTTTTCCGGCAAAGGAAGGCCGGCCTTCTCCTGTATTTCTACAAATGATGAATGAGCTTTTCTAATAAGCTCTAAGTTTTCTCTCGCAACGAGGTCGAGGCAGTTTCTAAGGTCAATAGCAGCACCTATTACGAATGGTTCTGTGTAATCTCCCCGACCCTTCTTCCACTCTGCCCATTCCAGAGCACGAAGTGGATCAGATTCCCAAAAATATGCACCAGGTCCCAGCCAATCAAAATCGCGGTTGCTGGGAAGTAGCTCTGTACCATCGTTGAGCGCCGTCAATCCGACTCTTTTATCGCACCCGTGATAACCAAGAACAAATGATGTTGCTAGCCGCGTCAAGCTGCCGACTTCTTCTTCTTTTTCTCTATACCACCAAATTCAACGCGGAGCTGGCCGCTCGTTGTGTAAATACCCTCCGCGATCAGCGAATCCCTTGCGGTTTTGCTGTCGACGACATTTTTTGACGTGTGCTTGTCAATGAGGCGCCGGATGGCTTCTCTGCGCTGCGCGTCCGTCATGATGCCTCCAAACCTGTGCGTGAAACGCACAGGACAAATTATCGACTTCACCCGTTAACTCTACGTTCCGACGCCACGCCCAAACCGCGGGTGATGACGTCAAACGCACTTACCAATCGTACAGATGGTGCCTGATCACACCAGATGGCATCTGATCGCATCTGCGCCCCTGATCGCCCCTGATCGCCCCTGATCGCCCCAAAGACACTAATGCTCACTGTTGGGGCGTCAAGGCAGCTTTACGCCTATGTTGAATTACAAATGCAATTGGGACCGCTGAGCCTTCGAACATGCCCTTTGGTCTGCGGTTGAGGATCTTCGGCACCTTCGACGAACCAGGGTTTCCGCCACCGCGGCGGAAACCTCACTCCGCCGCGACCATCTCGCAGGCGAAGCCGCCGGACAGCGGGCGCATCAGGAAGTCGAACACGGGCGGGCTGATCTTCTTGACGCGGCCGGACTTCACCCGGAAGGCAAACCTGACGCATGCGTCGCTGCAATAGGCCGCATCTTTGCGGTTCGCGACGAACCCCTCTCCGCACCAATCGCAGGCCCGTTCGACCTCGTTGAGCTTCTTCCCCTGATCGGCGCAGGCCCGCGAGCAGAAGAGCTGCCCGGCGTTCGTCGGATGAAACACCCCGCCGCATGCCTTGCATGCTCGATCCGGCAACGTGCGCTTCGCGGCGTCGGCGCAGGCCTTGCCGCAGAACTTGGCGTCCAGATTGGCGCTTGTCGGCTGGAACATCGTTCCGCAATGCTCGCACGCCCGCTCCGGAATATCGATGCGCCGGCTTTCCCTTGCGCAGCGTAGCGAGCAGAACCGCGTGTCGGCATTCTCGCGGATCGGCCTGAAGGTCTTTCCGCAACACTCGCACACGCGCGGCTGGTTCTGCTCCCGCAGCACGAGCCTATACGCCGACCACGCCACCTTGTCGCGATGCCAAGCGTCCTCGAACTCGCGATGCTGCAAGGCCGACTTGGCGCACACCGGCGAGCAGAACAGGCGATTTCGGGCGATGTCCTCCTCGTCCAGCGGGCGGGCGCAGTACCGGCAGTTCTCCCGCGGCACCGTGTATTCGCGCTGTCCCTGGTTCCACGTTGGCCGCTCGGCGCCAATCCGGCGCAGTGCCTCGGCGACTATTCCAGCCGCCTCGATGTCAGCCAGCGGCCAACGGTGGCCATCCAGGCATAGGCCGCTGCGCAGGCTTTGCACGCACGCCGCCTCATGCTCGAACGGCGTGAGCTTGAAGGTCTTCAACAACACCGCGACGCTGGCGACGACGTGCTCGCGCTTGTCGCCACGAATGATCCGCTTCGGCTTTTGCCCCGCCAATGTGATTGGCCGCTTGCTCTCGCCGTGGCGATACTCGTTCCAGCCGCTGCATCCGCCGTGCTTCCGTGCCATCGCATCGCCTCAAAACAGAGCGTCGAAGATTGCCGGCGTCATCGGCTGGGATGACTGGCGACGTTTTTCGTCGGGAGTGCCGCCATCGTCGCGAACATGCTTGAGCCACGCATCATCGATGGCGCAGATCAGCGCGACATGGTGCGGCTGGAGCGGCAGGCGGTGCAGCCGGGCATAGGCTTCGATCTCGGCCATGCTGATCGGGTTCGGGCCGCTCATATGGTAGGAGCGCCGAGCGGCGAGGTCGAGGAACGCGCGCCAGACGATGACGCCGGCCTCGGGCACGGTCGGGCGCGCGCCGGTCACGGTGTCGATGAGCTGTTGTTCCAGGCGCTTGAGCGGGGTCATAGGTCGAACACTTCTCGGAAGATGGCGGTCATCTCACCGATGATGCCTAAGGCGACGTTGTGCGGCGAAACGGTCCACGTCCCGCACGTCCATTTGCGGGCCGCGGTGTCGCCCGGAGCCGTCCACCAAAACGGCGTGACGCCCTTTTTCGAGGTCAAGAATGCATCGATCGTTTGCGCCTGTCCGATCGTCATCGGTGGCCAGCGCACGTTGATCGAGGTTGCGACCGAGTTCAGCCCCGACGGCGCACGTTGCGAATACCCGTCGCCGAACGATGCTGTTGTCACGCGCGCTGTGCGCTCGCGAGGTGCCCCGTCGACAGCGGGCGCGACCGGTGGATTGAAGGTATCGAGTGCCATGGATCACCTCGTCAGGATGCCGCCGGGACGCATCTGCTTCGCGAGCGCCTGGTTCACCGCGGTCTCGACCGAGCGCTGGACCTGTTTCGCCATGCTCGCCTGATCGGCTTGGCTTGACGGAATCTGAGATTGGAAATTGATCGTCGGCGCCACGGTGATGACGGGCGCAGCGCTGGCCGCTTGGCCGCTGGCCACCGGCGCCGGCCCCACATAGCCGCCGGCCGCAAAGCCCTTCGCGGTGCGGTGCATCGCGTCCAGATTGCCGGCACCGATCGCCGACACCGCCCGCGCCGAGAACACATACTCGCCATTGCTGAGCCGGGCCGGGATACTGTCGCTGGTGCCCGTGCCCGGCCCGCGGATATAGCCGCCAGTAGCGTGGCCTGGCAGTCCAGTTACGTTGTATCCAGAAAAATCCGAACCGCCACCGAACAGCCCGCCAATCGCCTTGCCGACGCCCGAGAGAAGCCCCGAGCCCGAGCCGAACGGGCCGGAGCCGAACAGCGCGGCCTGCAAGGCCAGATCGGCAAACCGCTCCGCAAGGCGCGACAGGGTATCGTTCAAGCTGTCGCCGCCCTTGATCAGGGAGGAAAACAGTTCGGTGGTTGCCGACTCGAACTCGCGTTGGAACTCCGCTGCGCGCTGCGTCTTCTCCGTCATTTGGTGCGCGGCGTCTGCCGCCTGGGCGTAGGCGTCGGCGGCCCGGGCAATGGCGGCCCGCTGATCGTCGGTGATCGTCTTGCCGTCGGCGGTGGCGGCATTGAGAAGTTGCTGCGTGGCCTCATACCGCGCCGCCTCGGCCTCCGTCATACCGAACTGGCCGGCCTGAATCTGAAGTGCTTGGGTGTGCCGCTGGAGCGACGCGATTTCCTGCTCGAGCTCCGAGGCCCGGGCCTTCGATGACGAGGACTTCTCCTTGCCAGCCGCCGGGTACTGCGCGAGCGACACCTGCGACTTGCCCCCGGAGAAGCCGGTTCCGAGGACCGGCGCGGCGCCGGCGATCGTGCCGTTCACCGCCGAGGTGGTGGTGGTCCGGGTGACGCCGCCAGAGGGCGTCGGCGCGAACACGCCGGTGTCGGTGGCATACTGCGTCAGGAGGCCGGTAGGCGAATATTTGCCGATGAGGTTGAGCGCGTCGACCAACGGCTTGATTTTCTGATAGACCGCTTCGGCCCTGTCGCCGACCGATCCGATGCCGGCGGCGATCCGCTCCAGTCCCGACGAAACCGACGTCGAGGCGCCGGTGACCTTGTCGAACTCTCCGACCGCGACCGTGAAAGCGTTGGCAACGCGCGTCATGCCCTGCTCGACGCTCGGCAGCGCCTTGTCGGCCTTCTCCTGCAACGATCCAGCGCCAGCGAGGAACGCACGGAAGAACGCCTCGCTCGACACCTTGCCGTCGTTCACGAGTTGTCGCAGCGTGGCGACCGATCCGCCGGCCTCCTTGAGCCCCGCGGCCACCGCATCAAGGATCGGCCGGGCTCCCTCGTTGACGGAGTTGAACTCCTCGGCCCTCACCGTGCCGCCGCCGAGCGCTTGGGCGAGCTGTGTCAGGGCGCCGCTCGCCGCCGTCGCGTCGGTGCCGGCGACCTTGAGCGCCAGGCTCACGCCCTCGGTAAACCGCGTCAGATCGGCCGATGAAGCGTGAAGCTCGGTCTGCGACTGCGAGAGCCGGGCAAAGAGCGACACCAGCGGCTCGAGCGCACTGCCGTTCCGCTGCGCGATGGCGAATAGCTGGCCGAACGTGCCGTTGAGCTGTTCGCCCTCCAGGCCCGCGATGCGCAGCGCGTTCGCCATGCCTTGATATGCCGCCGCGGCCCTCGCGATCTTGTCGATGGTGATGGCGCCAGCCGCCGCCGCGGCCATGGCCTTCGCGACAGTGCCGATGCGATCCGACGTCGTCGCAACGGCTTGGTTGATGCGAGCGCTGGCGCGGTTCATGTCCGCTTCGATCTGCATCGTGGCGCTGCGAGAATTGCGCCGCACCGCGCCAAAGTTCGTCGCCGAGACGGCGGACGCCTTGCGCATGTTGCGCTCGAAGTCGGTCAACCGCGCTTCGAGCAGCACGACCAGCCGTTCCGTGTCGCCTTCACCCGCCATGTCTCAAGTCCTTGATTTCATTCGGTCCAAATCTGGACCATCACGCGAAAGCCCATTCCTCGAAGTCGTCGCCCGCGCCGTCGTAACTGGAGCGGTTGGTGTCGCCGGCCGCGCACCGCGCCACCGCCATCGCGCACGCCACCGCGCCGTCGATGCGATCCTTGCTCTTGCCCTTGTGAAAGGCGCGGTTGCCGGCCTTGTCGGTTTCAACGGCGATGTTGTCGAAGTGCCAGCGCAGGATCGGATTGCCGCCGTGCCGGAACCGGCCGCCGATGATGGCGCGCTCCAGCTCCTTGATGGCCGGCGCCATCGTCACCCAGCCCTGCCGCATCTCGACCGCGGGCAGACCGTCCTCGAGCAGGTTGTTCAAGGTGTTGCGGGCGAGGTGCGGGTCGAACGCGATCTCGCGGACGTTGAAGCGCGCGCACAGCTCGCGAATGTTGTCCTCGACCGCGCGGAAATCGACGACGTTGCCGGGCGTCGGGCAGATAAGCCCATCCTCCGCCCACGTCGGATAGGGCACGCCATCGCGGTCGGCGCGGCGCCGAAGGTTATCCTCCGGGCAGAAGAACCACGGCCACACCTGATAGCCGTCCTCGCCGTCACGCCAGCACGCCACCACGCACGTCAGATCGGAATTGCTCGACAGATCGACGCCGAGCCAGCACGGCGCCTGCGTCGCCTCCATGTCGCCGAGGTCTACCTCGCCGCGGCCCTGATCGTAGACGATCATATCGACGAACGGCGAGGCCGAATGATCGAGCCAGACGTCGAGATTGTACTGCAGGAAGCTGTCACGATCTGACGGTGAGTTGATCGCCTTCCGCGCCTTGTCGCGGTAGCTCTCAAGGTCGGGGTAGCCGTGGCGCATGCCGGGGTTGACGGCGTGCCACACCGCCTCGTCGCGCCAATCGTCTTCCTTCTCGGCGGCGAAGATCACCGGCAGCGTCGCCGGGTCGTCGATCTCGCCTTTCTGGACCTTGATCGCGTACTCAACGGTCTTCCACGCAAGGTTCTCCTGGCCGCGCCCTGACGTGGTGGCGACGATCAGCAGCGTTCCCGGCACCTTCACCATCGCGGAGTCGAGCGCTTCCCATTGGCGCTGACCGGCCCGGCCCTCCCAGGCGTGCAGCTCGTCGGCGATGACGACGTTCGGCGTCTTGCCGTGCTGCACCTTGCCGTCCGAGGCCACGGCGATATACCGGCTGCGATCCTTCGGAAACGCGATCGTCGAGGTGTACTCGCGGATGGTGAGATGCTTCGCCATACGCGGGTCGTGCTGGACGATCATCGCCGCTTCGTTGAACAGCTCCATCGCCTGCTCGTGCGCCGATGCCGCCGACACGGTTAGTCCACCCGGAAGGCGCTCCGGCCCCATCAGATGCAAGAGCGTGATGGCGGCGCACAGCGAGGTCTTGCGGTTGCCGCGCGGCAGCACCAGCGTCATGCGGCGCACGATGCGCGATCCGTCCGGATGCCGCGGCCCGTACAGCTTGCGGATGATGCGCTCCTGCCACGGATCGAGCTGGAACGGGTGACCGGGCGCCGGGTTCTTGGGATGCTTCAGCTTGCGCAGCCACTGCACAGCGCGCTCGCCATAGCCCAGCGGGTCCGGGATTTCCGAGCCGTCGTTAATCCAGGAGGGTATCAGCATCGTCGTCCTCCCGGATTGCTGGCCGCGAGCGGCTGACCGGCGTCAGGCCAAGCTCCGCCGCGCACAGCCGCGCCGTGGTCTGGGCGGCATTCATGATGCCGAAAGCCGGGTGTCTCTTGCCTTCGATCACGAGGCCTTCCTCGTTGAGGATGCGCTGCGCGTCCCGCATGGCGCCAATCGAGGTGCAGTAGGATTCGAGCGAGCCGAGGTCGGCGGTCGTCAGAATGCGGCGCTCGATCAGGATCGGCATCACCCGCCGCCATTCCTTCTTCGCCTCCGGCGACAACCAGGCCGGCGGCGCCGGAGCGCGCGTCACGGCGTCGTTGTTCACGACGAGGTGCGGCTTCACGCCTCTCACGTTCGGACCTCCTCGCAGCGGAGCTCCAGGCCCTTGCGCCGGCCGATCTCCTTCATCTCGCGGATGTTCAAGCTCTTGCCGGCGTAGACCACGCGGTGCTCGGTGGTCACGCCATCGAGCCACCGGACGCGGAAGATGATAGCGGTCTTGTCGGTCTCGCCGAACGCCGCCAGGAACTCGTCAGTGCTGGCCTGCACGATCTGCGCCCGCACCGTGGCGACGTCCGACCACTGCTCGATCGGGGTGCCGTAGTCGTCGACGCCAGAGGCGAAGGACTGAATCGTGATGGTCCTGTCCAGGTTGCCAGCGCGCATCACACCACCTCCGACACCAGCGCCTCGACCGTCACCACCGCGTGGCTGGTCTCGCCGTCCTGGTCCCGCAGGAACCGCATGTGCGACACCCGGCAGTCGCCACAATGGAAGCCGGCGTCGAGCGCCAGCCGACCGCTGTGCAAGGCGGTCCGCACCGCCCCGGCGATGGCCTTCACCCCGGCAAGGCTGGGCTCCTTCTTCCAGACGTGCAGGTCCAGAACCACGCGCTGCTGCAGCCGGGCGAGGTCGTCGCCCTCCAGCGTCTGCCCCTCGCCGAGGATGATGGACGGGTCCGGCGCCGGCCGGGCGTGGCGGTCGAGGATGGAGGCAGCGGGCACCAACCCGACGATTTCCGTCGAGTTGGTCAGCCGGGCCCTGATGGCCTTCTGCAAGGCGAGGTCGGCGCTCATGAGCCCTTGCCCCAATTCTTTCGGACAGCCCGACCCACGGCGCGCTTGATGGCCTGCTTCGCTTGCCCGCCGTGAAGCCTGACGGACGGCCAGAAGAACGGGTGCGCGTGCGCCTTGGCTGTGCCGTACTCGACCAGATGGCCATACCGAACATCGGTGTTGCCGACGGTGATGGCGGCGGCGTTCGCCGGCACCACCATCGAGCCGCCGGGCTGGCTGTAGGCCGGCGTCGACTCCCCGCCCGGCGTGACCGCGATCGAGTCCGCCAGCGCCCCGGTCTCCCGCGGCACCAGCGTCTTCATCGTGCGCGCCATGGCCTCGGCCTGCTTCTCGAGCGCCGGCTGCACCGCCTCCTTGACGTCCTGCGGGATCGCCGCAAGGCGCTGCTGGAGCCGGGAGAGTCCGCTGTCATCCGCCATGGCCCATCACCCGAACGTGTAGCGCCGGTGCTCGGCGAGGATGTCGGCCACACCGAACGGTAGCGGCTGCGTCGTGAGGCCCACCAGCGCCGTCTCCCGGTTCTCGAACCAGTGCGCCGCCAGCAGATACACCGCCTGCTCCAGGTCCGCCGGGGCGCCTTCCGGCAGCTCGTCGGTGTCATCGAGGGGGAAGCCGAGAACGCGCTCGACGTGCTTCGTTGCCGCCGCCAGAAGCCGCGCCAGCACCGCGTCGTCGGCATCGCCGGTGATGTTCGCGTGGGCTTTGAGGTCGTCCAGCGAAAGCGCCATGGGCTGAAAATCCTATTTCGACCAAATATCGCAGAGACTTCCCCCCGCCGGTCCCCGATATTCCCGGCAAGTTGTCCTATACCCCCCCGGCCTCAGCCTCCGCTGGCCGCCGCCGCGACGCGCACGATGTTGGAGTCGATCTCCAGCGTGACGTTGAGCTTCGCGATGTTGTTCGCCTCGTTGAGTTCTTCGCTGGCGCCCATCACGAGGGCGACGAAGTAGCGAATGCTCGGCGTGCCGCCAGCGGGCGCGTCGTTGAACTGAAGCTTGAAGGCGTAACTGTCCTCGGTCTTCTCCGCTGCGATCAATGCGAGCTGGCCGGGATCGTCGTAGCTGACGTCGCAGACGATGGTCGCGCTGCCGGCGTTGCGCGTGCCCTTCATCTTCCGCACGCGGGCGTCGCTGATCTGTGTCGAGGTGATCAGCTCTGCAGTGTCGCCGGTGGCGCCGAGGTTGGTGGTTCCGCCGATCTCCGTCCATGTGGTGCTGGTGAAGTCGGAGGCGGTGAAGTCGGTGCCGGTGAAGGCCTTGGCCGGGCCGATGAAGAGCTTGCTGCCGGCTGTCGCGAAGAGGCGCGCAGACATGGGTTACTTCCTTTCTCGGGCCTGCTTCCATCGGGAATGACAGGGCACGCAGAGGCTTTGAAAGTTGGTCGGGTCGAGGCGACGGTGTGGGGCCTGCCGAACCGGGATGATGTGGTCCACCAGGACAGCCCGTGTGCCGCAGCGCTGGCAGAAGGGATGAGCCGCGAGGTGCTTGGCCCGCGCCTCTTGCCATCCGGCGTCGTAGCCGCGAGCCCGAGCACCAGGCCGCTTGAGGTCGAACCGCGCCTTGCGCTCCCGGTCCTGCACGGCCGCGCGCGGACAGCGCTCACCAGATCGGTGAACGCCGCCGCAGAGGCCACAGACGCGGGGAGCGCGGACGGGCATCACGCCACCGGAGCAAGGGCCGGATGGCCGAGGATGGCGACGGCGCTCAACGCGATGCTGGTGCCGCTGGCCTTGGTGACCGACACGCGGATGTGCTTCTTCGAGCCGCGGTATCCGACGCGGTAGGCGGTGTTCTCCGCCAGCACCGTCGGCAACGTGCCGATCTGATCAGCGGCCGCAACGTCGGTGAAGTCGCCGGACGTCGTGGTGTCGCTTTCCTGCAGCTTGGCGGAGAACGCGCCAGCTCCGACGATGGCACCGGCGTTGATGACCACCAACGCGCTGTCGAAGCCCTTGAGCGCGACGGCCGAACCGTCACCCGATGCGGAGACGACGGCGGGGGCGAGCGCCTGCACCGCCTTGTGATCGTGGTACGTGTCCTTCATGGCGATGCCTCCTTAGCTCGCGGAGCACTTGAGGAACTTGATGGCGTTGAAGTCGCCGGCACCGCCGCCGACACGCTTGTAGACGTCGAAAATGATCCGGCCCTTCTGGGTGAGCTCGTCGCGATTGATGCGGATGCCATGGCGGTCGACGACCACATAGCCCTGCTTGTAGTCGCCGAACGCGATCGGCAGACTTCCGCTGCCGATGTCCGGCATGTTGTCGTCGATCTCGACGCTGTAGCCGAGCAACGGATGGTCGACGCCCTCGATCAGGTTGCCGGTCGGCGCCCACAGGAAACGATTGTTCTGGTCGACGATCTGTCGCAACCGGATCGCCGTGGCGCCGTTCATCAAGAAGCGGGCGTTGGCCTTGTAGGGGCGGCGAAGCGTCGACACCAACTTGATCAGCGCGGCGGCAAACTGGGCATCGGTCGGGGCGGTGGCACCGGCCGGCACGAACTGGAACTTGCCCCACGCGCGGGTGAAGTCCTTCGCGCTGTCGGTGTCATAGTCGAGCAGGCCGCGCGGCGTGTTGTTGGCGCCGGTGCCGGTCATGAACGCTTCGCCCTCGGTCTCGGCGAAGTCGTGCGTGGCGTTGTTCACCAGCCAGGACGCCACGTCGATCGCGGCATCGTCGAGCAGCGTTCGCGTGGTTGCCGGCGCGGCGTACATCTCTGCCACGCCAAAGCTGGCTTTGATCAGCTCGGGTCTGGCGGTGTCCTGCGGGCGGTCGTCACGCTCGACGACCCACTGCGCACCGCGCTTGCCGAGCGAATAAAATCGTTCGTATTTGTCGGTGGAGATGGTCACCACCTCGGCCAGCCCGCGCATCGGCGACAGGTCGGTGACGAGGGTGCGAATGCTGGTGTCGATCGTCGGCAGCACCATCCAGCCGCCATCGGTAGCGCTGTCGGTGGCCGCGGCCTTCACCTCGACGTCGGAGCCGGTGCGGAGAAAATGAGACAGCGCCTTGCGCTCGATCTCCTTGCGCTCATCGGCATTGCCGCTGCCGGCGCCGGGGCGGTTGGCCTTCTTCTCGAGGTCGGCGAGGCGCTCCTGAAGCGCCTTCAGTTCCTTGTCGTCGGCGGCCTTGGCGTCCTTCTCCTCGACCTTCTTCAACCGCTCGTCGACCGCCTTCTGAAGCTCTTCGAGCGACTTGGTGACGACGGCAAGCGGATCGTCCGCTTCGCCCTTCAGGGTGAGCGCCACGCTTCCGCGCAGCGCGTCCATGCTGGTTTGCAGCATCTCAGCTCCTTCCGATTTGCGCGGTTGCGCGGTTGATGGCGGCGGCGATGTTGAGCGCCAGCACCGCCGATTTTGCCGAGGTGACCTTCGCGCCGGGGTGCATCCCCAGGGTGACGAGGCTCACTTCGATCAGCTCAAGCGATTTGATGAGCCGGCCGCCGCCCTGGCGGGGCTCGGCCTTGCCGGTGATGAAGCCGATGGAGAGGCCCTTGATGGCGCCGGCCCGAACCAAGGCGCGCACCTCGCGGGCACGGGCGACCTCGTCGACCAGGAGGTGCCCCTTGACGTGCCAGGCGCCGCCCTTGTCCGTGGCGCTGTCCCACGTCCCGATTGGGTCGCCCATGTCGTGGAACGCGAGCATGGGCAACGGGAACGCGGCCTTGGCGAGCGCGCCAGGCGCGATCATGTCGCCGATGCGGTCGGGCTGATCGTACTTCCAGCCGATTCCGGAAATGGCGCCGGAGTCGTCGGAGAGCAGCTTGGTTTCGATGAACAGCCGTTCCATCACGCCACCCGATGTGCGCTGCGGTCAGCGGCGAAGGCGTCGATCTGCTGCTGCACCCATTGCACCTTCAGCAGCCGCAGCACGTTGGCGTGCGAGAACGGCACCGGCCGGCCGTCCTCAATGATGTCCCAGCGCAGGACGTGCCGGGCCAGACAGTTCAAGCGTGCGCGCTCGCGGTGCTCGGCCGACACCCGGCCGTCGCGGTCGGCCATTTCCGCCAGTTCATCGGCGAGCGCGAGGTGTGCCCGGTGCGACGTCTCCGAGTCCGGCCCGGCGATCGTCAACTTGATGCCGGTCGGCGTGCCCGACACCGGGTCGTGCAGCTCGAATTCACGGCCGCGATCTTGGTTGATCGCGTCGTTGGTGATGTCGTCGAGGGTCACTGCTGGTCCTCGTCCTGGTTGGCGTCGCGCGCCGGCGGCGTGGTGGTGCCGGGCTGCGATGAGCCCGTGTTCGGATTCGCGTAGGCTTCCCCGCCGTCGTACGGCTGGAGGTCGAGCCACCCGCGCGCGTCGTTCGGCGACAGCACGCGGCTGCTGATCAGGCTGTTGATGCTGGTCGCCAGCACCTGCAGGTCGACCTTGCTGAAATCGTCTCTCTCGAAGCGGACAGCGAAGCGCTTGCGGTCTTCGGGCAGGAACAGCGCCCGGCGCAGCGCACCCTCAAGGGCGAGCAGCCAGGGTTCGAGGCAGAGCATGAGGAACAGCTTCTGCATCTCGGCCGAGTTCGACCAGGTCGCGCGGCTCATCTCGCCGAGCAGCACCGCCGGGATGTTGAAGGCGCGGGCGATCTCTTGAAGCTGAAAAATTCTCAATTCTGTGAATTGCGCATCGACACTACTTAGAGCCGTCTGCGTCCACGTTGCGGAGTCCCACAGGATCGCAGTTCGCCCGGCATTGTCGGCCCCCTCATGCGCGGCGCGCCATCCCGCAAGCATCTTTGCGACGCCGGCATCGCCGATGCTCTTCGGCGTGCTGAGGATGCCGCCGGGCCGGGCCCCCTTGCCGAACAGCCGGGCGCAGTGCCGCTCCATGGCGACGGCGACGCCGATCGCCTCGCGCGCCAGCGACACCGGCGCCTTGTCGAATGTCGAGCGGAGGTGGATGACTTCCTGCGCCGGCGTCGGCACGCCGTTGATGCGGTAGCTCGGCCGGCCGGAACCGTCGGCGTCGAACTCTGCCGCGATGATCCCCGGCCTATAGCGCACGATCTCCACCGGCTCATCGCGCAGCCAGTTCACCCAGGCGAGCCCGCCGGCATCGCGCGTCAAGGCGTCAACCGTGATCTGCCTGATCAGCTCGAAGGCGCTGGTCCAGTCGTTGGCCGCGTCTCGGATCAGGGCGGCCGCGGGATGCTGCCGGACCACGGTTTCGGTGCCATCGGCGGCGATCTCGACAACGTGCCGCTCCAGGCTGGCGCAGGCTTCCGAGATTGTGCGCACCGCCGCCATGACGGCCGGCACCCGCAACGCCTGCTCTGTCGAGATGGTGATGCCGCTCGACGTCGCGGCGCCCCCGCCGATCAGGTCGAGCAACTGCTCGTCGGTGAGAGCTTTCTTCTCGGCACGGCCGCGGCGTTTTCCCATGCGCCGAAGATGCCACGCGCGCGTGCGATCCGGCGACTAGGCGGATGCTAGGAAAACGTTGGTAATCATGGGTTTCGGCGGAACGGCCGACGCGTTGAAGCCCCTCTATTCATGGCAGAAATTCCGCTACCTCCAAGGGAGGCTTGCAGAGGATCGCCGCGAGCCGCCGCGTTCCCGCAACGCTGCTGAAACGTTTCATGAGCGCGAGCACGAAACGTTTCATGCGTACACGAGCGCGGAGCTATGCCATTGGAATTGCATCACCATCGTCTCGCAGAACAGGGCGTAGAGAGCCTCTTAAGAGAGCCTCTTATCAGCCGATAAGAGGCTCGCGAGCGGTCGTTGAGTGCGCGACGTCGCGCGACGGCTTCGAGCGCAGCCACGCCTCAAGCTCGGCGCGGTGGGCAAAATAGGTGCCGGCGCCGGCCGGCCTGTAGATCGGCACCTCGGGGTGGAGCGCCAGCGCCCGCACCTTGTCCACCCCACAGCCCAGCGCCTTGGCGATCGCCGGCAAGCCCCACAGCTTGCTCGGCCGAGCCGTCATCTGATCGAAGGCGCCCGGCGTAATGGCTTCCGTATTCATCATCTCGCGTCGCTTAAGCCGACCATTAACCGGTCGAATTATAGTAGATCCGAGATAAAATTGCCATAACAATCATCGGCTTAGACGGTAACCGCGTTGAGGACATGGCGCGTTATGGCATAACGCTTTCGTAACGCCGCGTTATGCTGTGCGGTATTCTTCGTTACGGTGTTCGTTACGCTTTTCGTTACGAGCCGTTGCGCAGCGTCACCGTTCTTGCTGCGCTGCGCTCCGTGAACCTTGGTGAGAGGTGGTGAGGGCATAGCTTCGCCTGCGAGGGCGAAACCATGTCCGTGAACCTCGGAGCCGAGCGGAGCCGGACATAGGCGGATCGAGGCAACCTCAATCGAGGGAGGCCGGGGTCATGCTGTCGGCCTTTACACCCGCTTGTTGACGCGGAACCGCCGCGCTGCCGATCCACCAGCAACGCGGCTGTCTGAGGGGCGGCGCAAGCCGGAGCCCTCTCCTGGGCGACGAATCGCCCTTCAGTGCCGGTGCCCTCCGGCGGGTTCCACGCCGGTCATGTTCCCGGCGATCGGCTCTATGGGCGAGCTGGCTATGACGTCAGCCCGCGATCATCTGTTCGGGGGTCGGGCGGGGGTCGCCTGCGGCGTCCGGTGTCCGACGCGCGAGCCGACGATCGCGGGGTCGTGCGATCATTCGGCCGCGTAGAGGGGCGCATCCTCCTTGCTGTGGGTGAACAGGTTAGCCGCGAGTGGAGCGCCGCTGCGGCGGTTGTTGCGGTAGCGGCGCTGGCGCTCGGCGTTGGTGAGCGGCCGCGTCTCCGGCTCGGCCGGGGCGAGCGCCTGCACAAGGTCTTCGCGGCCCGCGGCCTTCAGCACTGCGGCGATGAAGGCGTCAATGTTGGTCTTGGTGATGAAGATGCAGGTGTCGTCTTCCTCATCCCAGGACCGTTCCTGCAAGATCACCAAGCCGCCCACGGTATTCTCGTAAACAGCGATGGCGCGCTGCTCCTGCAGCGCGACGTCAGGGCTGTGCAGCCAATCGAATTCGGGGGTGCTGGTCATTTGTCGGCCCTCCCGATCCGCTTCAGGATTTCGCGCCGCACGCTGGTGGGCTTCCGGTCCTTTTCGCGCGGCTCAAAGCCGATCCGGAATTCGCGGACGGTGAAGCCCTTGGCCTTCAGCGCGGCGATTTCGGCGTTGATGTCCTCGTGGCTCCACTCGTGCTTGAACTGCTTGCTGTTTTCTATCCGGACGATGTGCCACCAGCCATCAGGGTCGTAGTCGACTTTCTGGTGCCAGTACTCGTAATGGATTCTGACCGGGACCGGCCTGAACGGCCGATCGCCGACCCGGCGGCGCGCCAGCCGCTCAGCATTGTCGGCGCCGAGGAGCTTCGCGGCGATTCGCTGATCTTCCTCTGAGAGCCCTGGTGCCGCCGGCCGGGCACCGCCGAACAGCTTCGCGCGCATCCGGCGCTCAAGCTCGGCGTCGTCATCGCCGAGGCGGTCAACGACGGGCGTCGGGGAACTCACACCATTGTGTCGGCGGAGCAATTGCGATGCCGTTTCGCATCCGATATGGTTTAGCCCGCTTACAGCATCAACATCCCTATCGAGCTTCGCGCCGCAGAGGTCCCCAGCCTCGGCGGCGCTTTCGTTTGTGGGGTCGGGCGGCTTGACCGACCCCACCGATGCCATCGGGCTATGCGTTCTGACCGGCGAAGATTCCGCTTTAGATTCAAAGGCCGGTTTCTGGGGCGATTTGTCAGAAAGCGCTTTGTGGTAACAGTCTACGCACGCGCCTTCCAAGCTGATGACGAGGGTTCGATTCCCTTCACCCGCTCCAGTCTATTTGCGCTCCGTTGGGGTTTCGATCTTTCCTGGCCGAACGCCCGCGATAGCGGGCGGATCGGCGGCGCGGCCAATGCTGCGCCCTGCCTGGGTCTCGGCCGCTCTTCGTTTCCGCGATCACGCATGACCAGCCGGAAACCGCATCAGGCTTTGGGCACCCGCCACACCACGTTCTTGCCCCACAGCGCCTCGACCGCGACCTGGATGAAGCCGCGCACCCGGCGCGACTGGAACGCCGAGGTCGGCGTGTGCACCTTCGACCACACGTCGCGGAACGGCTCGGCGTTGTATTTCCGCCGCAGGCTGCCGTACCAGGCTTGGTCGTACTTCCGCCAGAACGCCGCTTGCTCGTAGAAAGTCTGGGCGTAGAGCATCTTGCGGTTCGGGGTGTCGAGGAAGAGGTTTTCAAGCGCGATGGTGTCGCCCACCGCATTGCCGCCCTCAGGCATGCCGTAGATGCCGACATTGAGCAGCATCTGCTCTTGCTCGCGATAATGCGACGACAGCTTCTGCGGGGTGGTCGTCGCCTTGATCGGGCACAGCCACACCGGGAATATTTTCGGACCGCGAACATCGAAGTCGATAATCTTCGATGCATCCGTCCAGTCCATATAGAAATCCTGGACGATGTATTCGTGCTGCACGTTCATGGCGTGCAGCCCGTCATAGAGCTTGCGGGTGCGCGAGATCGGGGCGAGGAAGAACCGCGTCACCGGGTTCGACTTGACGCCGAACAGCGGGAACAGGTGCTCGCCCATCCAGAACGCGCCCTTGTCGTAGCGGAACAGATAGTCGACCAGCGGCACGCTGATGGCGGTGACGCCGGTCTCGGCGGCACGGCGCATGAAGCGGTGGTACCAGGGGTCGATGTTGCGCCAGAACCGCCGCACCGGGGCGGTGGCGGTGTCCGACAGCGTGCCGGTGATCACCGCGCCGGCGGTTTCTGAGAACAGCAGCCCCTCGATGAAATCGGCCGTGCCGGCGCCGGTGTGCCGGCGAAGCGTCTCAAGGCAGGCCGCCGGCGAGGGGCAGGGCTCGATCGCCAGGGTCACGAAGCGGGCGGCGGCGGTCAGCCTCAGCCGGATGCGGGTGACCACGGCCAAGGTGCCGTGCGAGGTGGCGAGGCCGTAATAGAGGTCGGAATAGGCGTTGTCGGCGGTCGCGACGATCAGCGTGCCGTCGGTGAGCAGCAGCTCGTATTCCAGCACGGTGTCGTTGAGCTGGCCGTATCGGTAGGACGAGCTCTCCAGTGCGCCGCCCTGGACGGCGCCGCCGACGGTGATGCCGGGAAACTCGGGCACCACCAAGGGTATTAGGTTCGCCTTGAGCGTCGCCATCACTAGGGCGTCCATCGGCACGCCCGGCTCGACGTCGATGTAGTTTTCCGCAGCGTTGAGGCCGACGATGTCGTTCAGCGTGGTCAGGTCGAGTTCGACCGCGCCGTTGATCGCGCGCCGCGCCCGCGTGCTGTTGGTCGAGGTTCGCTTGAAGTGGACGGTCTTGTTGTCCTTCGCGCTCTCGGCGAGCTGCTTCTGGATGACCGCAACCTTGGTCTGATGAGACTTGTCCATATCAACGCACCCCAT